ATAGTTGAATTTGTGAAATGATTACCACCATTATATCTACTATCATCATAAATCATATTTAGAGTACTTTGATTTGATACTGCTGGATTTACATACAATACTAAATTATTACCATTTTGTCCTCCCCATATATGTCCATTTGGTCCATACTCAGCGGTTGGTAAAGTTCTCATTTTAAACCAAACTTCAAATGTATACATTGTTCCACCACCAGAATTAAAACTAGGTAGAGAATGATTTGCATATTGATTTGTTCCGTCAAAAGAAAAAAATCCCACAGACGAATTATATGTAGGTGAATTTACTAAAGTAGCATTATAATTAGAACTAATTAAATTTTTCCAAGTGCTACCAGTTCCGGAATAAGACTTTGGGTTAGCCGCATCTAAATATACAACTAACCCATCTCTTACTATACTTGTATTATATGCTATTGCCATAACTATACTCCTATAAGCGTGAAGCTTGTTCTATACACCGTTGATGTTGCAGAAGTAGAAGTAACAAGGACTCTAACATTTCCACCACTTATATCTGTTGTAACATTATAAAGCGTTGCACCAGTTTTAACAATACCGTATTCGGTAGCGGTTGATAGAGTTCCATTATGTGTAACTAATAGTTCTGAAATTTGTCTAATGCTTCCTTGAGTTGCTTGGATTAAGAACTTACCAGTTGCGTATGTGGCAACGGCGTAGGAGGCAAGAGCTGTTTGTGTTGTTGAGGTTGTCGTAACTGTTGCTGTGTCTTGAAGTGATAAGCCATCAATTGTAACACTTCCTGTAAATGATGGTGATGCAATAGGTGCGTAGTATGAACCATGTTGACCATCTAATAGATCGGCATTTAAATTTGTATTAACTGTTGTAGAAGTCGCCGCATAAGGCTGAGTTCCAATAGCAACAGTAGAAACAAAGTTTGGTGCGCCAAAAACTTGATTTGAAGTCCATCTATCAGTACTATCAACCCATGTAATTGTTTTATCTGTTGCACCTTTAAGCGTAATACCACCACCATCAGCGGTGACATCACTTGGAGTTGTAACATCTCCAATTATAATATTTTTATCTTCTACTACAAGATTTGTAGTATTGATATTTGTTGTTGTACCATTAATTGTTAAATTACCTGTAACAATTACGTTGTTTGAAAATGTTTTATCACCAGCAATAGTTTGAGTTCCTGATGTTTGAACAAAACTAGAAGAATGTAAACCATCTACGCTATCTGCATTTAAATTTGTAACTAGTGTTGTAGAAGAGACATCAAATGGTGATGTGCCCGTGGTTTCTGTTGAAATAAATCTAGTTGCTTTAGAATTTCCACTTACTTCTAATTTTTCAGTTGGAGTAATTGTTCCAATTCCCACATTACCAGTACTTAAAATTGTAAATCTAACTGTATCGTTTAAATCTTTTATGTTTAAAATAGAATTTGAACTTCCATCAATTTCCCAGCCAGAAGCTGCACTACCAATAGATAGATTATTTACATTTAAACTATTTGTTGATGCGTTAAAAGAAAAAGGTGTTGCAGTTGTTCTAACTTTTGGAGTTTGATTACTACCTGCGGCTGCAACCATTACTGGATAAAGTGTTGTGGTAGTGGTATCGTCTGTGGCGTTAATTGCGGTTGAAGGTCCTGTTGGTCCAGTAACACCAGTTACACCAGTTGCTCCTTGAGAACCAGTTAAACCTGTTGGTCCTGTTACTCCGGTTGCCCCGGTTATTCCGGTTGCCCCTGTGATACCTGTGGCCCCAGTTATACCTGTAGCACCAGTTATTCCTGTTGCTCCTGTTATTCCTGTTGTACCTTGTGGTCCTGTTACACCCGTCGGTCCTATTGGTCCTGTAACGCCAGTAGCTCCGGTTATACCCGTAGCACCTGTAATACCGGTAGCTCCGGTTATACCCGTAGCACCTACAATACCTGTAGCACCCGTTATTCCAGTCGATCCTGTAATACCAGTAGCTCCTTGAGGTCCAGTTACACCTGTTGGTCCTATTGGTCCTGTAACGCCAGTAGCACCAGTTATACCCGTTGCACCTTGAATACCTGTAGCGCCTGTTATACCTGTTGCGCCTGTTATACCCGTAGCGCCTGTTATACCAGTAACACCAGTAACACCTTGTAATCCGGTTGCACCAGTAACGCCAGTTGCCCCTTGTGGACCTTGTGGTCCTGTTGCACCGGTAACTCCTGTCGCGCCTTGTGGACCTTGTGGCCCTGTGGCTCCAGTTATTCCTGTAGCTCCTTGAGGTCCTTGTGGACCGGTAGCACCCGTAATACCTGTAACACCAGTTGCACCTTGTGCTCCAGTATCACCTTTATCACCAGTTTTAGCAAAAGTAATTAATACGTCTGCTCCATTTGTTAAAGTTGTAGCACCTGATAAATATGTAATTGGAAAAGTTCTAAAAGCACCATCATCTGTTATTGTGCTTGTAATAGAAAACATCGCAAAAGTATTTGCGTTAGATTTTAAAGAAATTTTAAAATGACCCTTAATGCTAGAAGTACTAGCGTTAATTGTAGTTATAAAATTAGATATGTCGTTTGAAGCATCATCTGATTCATGTAAAAATAAACTAGTAGCAGAAGAAAGGGTTGTATTATTAAATCTTGCTCCACCTGCCGCAATACCAGTTGAGTTTGTTGTTGTTGAGTATGTATAATCAAAGGTTGCGCCGCCAAAGTTACCTTGCGGGCCTTGAACACCCGTAGCTCCTGAAGCTCCAGTTGCACCAGTTGTACCTGTAAGACCGGTTGCACCCTGAATTCCTTGAGGACCAGTTGCACCTTGAATACCTTGAATGCCAGTTGCTCCTGTGATACCAGTTGCACCAGTTATACCAGTGACGCCAGTTGCACCTTGGATTCCTGTAGCTCCTGTTACACCTGTAGCACCAGTAATACCAGTCGCTCCATTTATACCAGTGGCTCCTGTAATACCCGTTGCACCTATAACCCCTGTTACACCAGTTGCACCTTGAATACCCTGAGGTCCGGTTGCACCCGTAATACCTGTTGCACCTTGAATCCCTTGAGGACCTGTTGCACCTGTGATACCAGTTGCGCCTGTAATACCTGTTGGGCCCGTTGCTCCTGTAACGCCAGTTGCTCCAGCTGGACCCTGAATGCCTGTAGCACCTGTAGTACCAGTTAGACCAGTAGGCCCTGTTGGTCCTGTTGGTCCTGTAGCGCCTTGCGCACCACTTGTATTAATCCATTTTGTTCCATCATATCCTAATACTTGTCCATTTGAAGGACTTGTAATTGCAACACCTTGTAAATCTGAAAGACGCGGATTAATTGTAATTCTAACTTGTAAAACCCCATTGTTTGCCGGAGAAGCTGTTTCATTTTTAATTATAGCCGCAACTTGAATCTTTGCATTTGCTCCTGTTGGTATTGTTGTGGTTAATTTTCCAGCAGTTGAACTACCAGAATCAAACCATAATATGTCACCAGCAGTTCCTAAAACTTCTGTATTTACATCGTGTAAATGTCCAAAAGCAATTGCAAATCCAAAATCACCATTCGATAGTGAGTTTGTTGCCAAACCAATAAATAAAGTTGGGTTTGCATTTACTTCTGATTGCACGGCTTTTTTCATTAAAATATGGTCGCCTTGAAAACCTGCGAATTGAATAGCATCGTCTTTACTAATAGAACCCGAAGCTTTACCATAATAATATAAATCTTGACCTGCTAGCATATTTAAATTTGCAAGACCAAAAGCGAAGGTTCCGTGAGTTGAGTCCCACTTTATTAAACCTTCGGCTGAAATTGGTGTTGCCGCTTTGTCGACTTGAATAGCTTCTACATTTGCTATTCTTTTATACGTGCCATCTGTATCAATAGCCATGATAACGGGAGTTGGATTATTTCCAGTTCCATTACCAACAAACGCTATTTTAGCACTAGTATTATAGCCTAACTCGGCGGTATCAAGAACCCCAGTTCCTGGGGCACTCGTACCTTTTTTTATTTTTAACTTAAAGGCCATTTTATAGCCCTCCTTTAGCTAGTGTAAGTTCCGCAGTCTAATTCATTAATAAATTCTAATCCAGTTCCATTTCCAGCTGAACCTGTGTTTACAGCAACAAGTTTATTTGCAGAGCTTGTATAAGCCGATGGAGTATCACTTAAACCTAAAAATGTAGTAACAAGTTGACTTGTTAAAGCAACAGTACCAGTTGCGTCTGGTAATGTAATTGTTCTATCACCAGTTAAAACGCCTGCAATTAATGTTAATTCATTATTGTCGGCTTCACTACCTTCAAAAATAACACCATTAGTTGTTGAGACTGTTTCTACGTTATTTGTAGTAACAGTACCTGTAACTGTTAAGTTACCAGGGATTACAACAGCAGGTGAGTTAAGTGTTAATGTACCCGCTACTGTAGAACCAATAGTAATGTTTGTAGTAGAGCCAGCCGCACCGCCAGTACCGATATTAAGTGTTTTAGTAACAGTACTTGCTGTAGCCGCAGTACCTAAGTTAATAGTTTGCGCTGAAGTTGCTGTATTACCAATATTAAATATAGTTTGGTTAGTAGTAATATCGCCGCCATTAACAGCAATATCACCAACTGTAATATTATTAGAAGTTGTTGCACCGCGACCAGTTACTGTATCTAAAGTATCTGCTTCTGCGGTTAAATATGTTGCAGTTCCAACTGCGGTAACGTGACCGTTTCCATCAATAGTAACAGATGAAACACCGGCTGTACCTTGTTGACCTGTAATTGAAGATGTATCATTATGAGAAATTGTAAGCGTATTTGCATCTGTTCTTGTTACTGTAATATCAGTACCATTAGCAAATAAAACATTATCTGTACTTGCGTCAGATCCTGTCAATCTAAGATTTGCGCCACCAGTTCCAGTTTCTCCAGAAATACCATAAGTAGTGTCTACAACTGTTTCTGTTCCAGTAGCCAATGCAGTAACGTGACCGTATGTATCAAGGGTAACACCTGTGATATATGTTCTACCGCTTGCAGTGATGGAGGCTTGTGAAGAAGTATCTGTATGATTAATAGTAAGAGTATTAGATGCTTTACCGATAGTAATTGCGTTACCTGCTTTAATATCAAGAGTTTTTGCCGCACTACCATTAAAGGTATATAAGTCTGTACCTTCTGTAGTTCCTGTATCAAATTTAATTGTTAAGCTATTTGCAACTTGGCTAGCAGTTCCTATTGCAGCCCAAGCTGGTACTCCAGCAACTACTGTCAATACTTGATTGGTTGAACCAATACCTAATTTTGAAAGTACGTTTGTGTTTGAAGCGTAAAGAATATCACCAGTAGTATAAGTGGTAATATTTGTACCACCTTTCCCGGTTGTAATTGTGGGCATTCTTGCAATATCGAATTCACCACTTGTTACATCACTTGCGGCATGCGCGTGACCATCCATTGAAACGCCACTGGCAGCAATACCAGAGCCATTACCAACATAAACTTTTTTACCAACGGTATCAAAGCCTAGTTCTCCAATGTCTAAAGCTGTATTACTTGGCGCGGCTGTGCCACGTTTAATTTTTAACTTAAATGCCATTTAAATCACCCATCCGCACATTAGAATGTGCCGCCATCTAAAGTATCACCATCTTTTGCAATTGTGTACTCATCGATTTTCCATTTATCGTCTGTTTCTCTCCAATATATTCCTGTAATTGGTTGATTTCCTCTTTTTACTTGTATTCCCGCATCTTCTGTTGGTGTCGCATTATCTGCTATATCTGCATTTAATGTAATTATATTGTCGCCTATATTTACCTGATTACTATTTATAAAATTTACTTCACCATCTACTCTTAAACTACCTTGAACATGCACGTTATTTGTAAACGTTTTATTTCCAGCCGCAGTTTGATTGCCTGTTAATAGCATTACTTCACTGGCACTTGCGCCGATTAGTATCGCTTGGTCTGTTGCTACTTTATAAGTCCTTTGTGTAATCTTCGCCGTAATAGCATTGGCTTGATTAACTGTTACTTGTATATTTGCCATGATATCACCTAGATATCCACGACGTTATCTTTTCCGTAAATTGTTAGCAATCCTTTATAAATGATAGTCGTAACTGTATTGTTATCAAAGTAAACGGTAACGTCATAACTATGTTTACCTACTTTATATTCTGCATTGTCTGTATCTGTAGCTGGAATAGTCATAGTCCATAATTCAGCCCCTGCATCGTAGGTGAATTCTTCAGTAACTACATCTCTAACTGAAAAGTAAATATGGTCAACATCGGCAGCCGCAACGCCTTCGATCTCGACTGTGACAGTTAATGAATCGCCTTTAACTAGCGTAAGTTCTGTACCAGCTGTCATATATTCACCTCTTTTTATAGCGCAAAAGTGCGCGCTTTATACACATTATCATTATAGCATATCGAGCCATAATATTCAAATTTTGAGTTATAATGTTTCGACTTCTACTTCTAATTCGTTTATTAATTCTTGAACTATAAATTTCCATTCTCCATTAATTTTTTCAAAATTTGATAATTTTAGTTTCCAAATCTCTACTATAGTATCAGGTATTAAAACTTCGCTATATCCTGAATTCATTAAATTATCTATAGTATCTTGATTTAAATCATTTTTATTTTCTGTAGCTAAATCATCATCTTTAATAAAAATAATCATTAGGCACCTCCGGACATTTTAATAGAAGTAGGTCTTCTAACTTCAAAGTTATTTCCATTTGTTCTATATTGGGCTAAATATTGTATAGGAGTAATTATATTTCCATTAACTCCATCAAAAGCCATATATGATAATACTGCAATGCCTGAAGTAGTTTGAAATGTTCCAGCAACAACTTCAACAAATGCCCTTCCAGAGCTTGTATTATTTGTTCCACCAACAATTTCAACTTTAATAACATCAGCATTTGCTGAATCATCTACTATTGTATAACCTAAATCAAATACTTGATAAGTTCCATCTGTTGGTAAAACTTGTAATGTAGAATCTCTTCTTAATGTCCATGTTTGGTTATTATAAGATCTTGTCCATATTCTACCAATATACATAGTTGCGGTGCTGCTTTGCATTAAAGCAACTGTTCCTGTAGCATTTGGTACAGTAATTGTTCTATTTTCTGTTAAAGTTGTTGGTGTAAAAGTCGCCGCATAAGAGCTCGTTCCGCCAGATCTCCCATCAATGACTATTGCGTCTTGTGTAGATGCGGCTTCAACTCTGATACCTGCTGAGTTTCTAAATGTTTGCGTTCCAGTAATAGTTTGTGTAACATCTAACAAGGCAATCGTTCCTGTGGCATCGGGAAGTCTAACTGTTCTACTTAGTGTCAAACCACCAGTTGGAGTTGAAAGAACCATATTTCTATAAGTTGTTCCCACCGTAGCTGGTAATATAGTTATACTATCTCTACCTATTGTTGCAGAAGTGTTTATAGTTAATTTACTTGATGTTGTTTCACCCGAAGAATTTACAGTAAAGTTATTTATCTGTATAGATGGTTTATAAGCAGTAATACTAATATTCGCTATTGGTAATGTCCATGTTGATAAAATATTAATACTACTCACACTAACCCTAATACTTTTTACATTTCTTATATTAGATGAAAATAGAAAACCGGCAGAACCACCAAGTGTTGTTAAGTCTTCAGTTTCAAAAGTAGCTAAAGCAGTTCCTCCTCCGTTTATTGCATTGTAAAGAGTTATACTAGCAATTATATTTGAACCGGAATATCCACTTAAAGTAACCGTACCACCAGTAATTTCTTGACCCGATGTATCTGTTAAAGTAAAAGTTACAAATCCAAATCCAGCATTCTCCACTATTTGAACAGAATCTCCAGTAAAGTAACTTAAACCACTAGAGCTTGTTAAAGTAGTAGTGCTTGAACCAGCATTACCAACAAAAAGAGGTCCGACTTTAGCATTACCTGCAATTTCTAAATCAAATTGTGCGGCTGGATTATATTTTAAATAAGTATCACCACTATCAGTAACCATGCTAAATTTAGGTGCACTACTATCAACACCTAAAAATATACCGTCATTTGCATACCCATTAGTTGCTTGTTTAATAGAAATAAATGGGTTTGTTGCATCGTGTTTTAATAAGAATTTTGTATTGTCTGCACCAGATCTAAAGAAGTCTGTGCCAATTGTAAAGCCACCAATTTCACCAGATGTTGCTTTTAATAAACCTGCAGGAGTAACACTAAATTCTGCGTCAGCAAAATCAGCGTCTCCTAAATAAATACCATTTGAATCTGCTTTAAAAATTGAATCTCCAGCTCCTATTGCAATAGAACCTGTGAAAGATCCTGTCGCTGCACTAAGCGCACCAGCAAATGTTCCTGTCGCCGCACTTAAAGCACCCGCAAATATCGCATTACCATCAGTATCAATATAAACTTTTTTTACACTTGTTCCGCCACTATTTTTTCTAATAATGAAACCAGTATCTGCAGATATTTCTACTTCAGATGTATATGTTGTTGGAGAGGTATAATTATGATAAGATAAAATTTTACCGTCTGTAATAATAACCCCTTGAGTTTCTGAAGAAACGTAAGAAGTTACACTTTCAGTAAAATCGTCAACAGAAGCAATAGAAGAAGTGGATGTGCCCGACCCATTTATTTGTGTTCCAGGATTTCCCGCATCATCTTGCAAGCCAGAAGTTACTTTAGTATCTCCTGCATTAATTCCATTTTCTAAAACACTATTTACATTTTCACTAGTATTTCTAGAATATCTACTACCGTCAATTTCATAAGCAACATTATTATTATTTGAATTATAAAGATTTCTAATTGTTTTTAAAACAAAATTACCAAAACCTTTATTATAGTTTCTTACAGTAGAAATAACAAAACTTAAAGAGTGTTCTTCAAAGTTTACATTTATTTCACGGATTTGCGCGACTACATCAACATTAAATTCATTAAGATAAATATTAATTTTGTCTCCTACTTTAACTTTTTTCCAATCTTCTTGTGCTTCTTGAGCAGCTAAAATATCTGCAACATCAATTGATATTGTGACTTTAGGTTCTTTGTTTTCATCGACGTGAGTCTTTACTATATCTAATAAATCCTTTTCATCATCAATAGATGAATCGTTTACCACAGTTTCTCTTTGAAACGGTCTTAAAGAATCTAAGTTGATAGATCTTGCTCCTGAGTCTTTTTGTAAAAAGCCTTGTAATACAACCATTTTGGCCGCATAAGATCCGGCAGTATCTTCATCAAAAATATCATCTCTGGCATCATTTAAATCCGAGAGCAAAGCTGCATTAATTGTTTGAGCATTAGTTAATTGAGTAGTATAATAAGTTAGTTTATCTGAGTAGGTAGTATTTCCAGGATTATCTTTACTTAATTTATCATAATAGTTTTTAAAAGCTTCGTATTTTACTTCTTTTTTCAAAGAGGTATAATATTCAGTTTCTTGTTTTACTAATAATCTAATTGCTTCTAATCTATCTTCATATAAATTATAAAATTGTGTAATTGTAGAAGAAAAACCTGTAGGGTTATATTCTCCAGTTAAAATAGTGTGAAACCAGTCTCTTGTGTATTGCCACTTAGCTACTTTTTCAACTAATGAGGAGGACATCCATCTTGATGAATAGCCTGAAGCATCTATATAACTAAAAGTAATACCAAGAGTTCCACTTTCGGTTATTGCTCCAATTTGAGCCGCATTAGAGATGTAATAGTCATCTAAGTAATAAGAATAATCTTCCCAATAATTTAAACCAGTTGGATTCACTAAAGCAACAGTAATATTATCTTTACCTAAACCAATAGCGTTTGTGATTATTTTAGAAGCATCAATCTCTTTATTTAATGCCTTTAAATAAGCACCATATCTAATAATTAATCCATTTTCGCTTCCATAAATATTTTCAGGATAAAAAGAAACAGTATTAGCTACTGTATCATAAATAGCAATAGCATCAAAGCTTTCTGCTAAGTTTTTTATTGCGGCGTAGCGGCTTACATTATTAAATTCTAAATTCGATCTATATTGATTTAATAAATCTGAATCAATTGTTCCTAATGTAAAACCTGTGTTATATAAAAGACCGTCTGCTGTAACAGTATTTGCGCTAGTATCTTCCTTTCCAAGCAAAACTTGTTTTAAAGTTAAACCATTTTTTGAATAAAATTTTTGAGTTTGGAAATTAAAATCATCGTAATCTGTTGGATTACCCTCTGCAACATCGTGAGCTAAATCTATATACATATCATTAGCTTGTTCAGCGTTTGTAGTTATACCTATTGCATATCTGCGGCTTAAAGGATTGTCATAAAGTTTAAAAAATAAAAGCTGTGAATTAACAGACTCTCCATTAAAGCTTGTGTAATTATCTGGAAGAGCAATATCTATTTCTGTGACATACCCACCAGAAATTGTTAAAAAGTAATAGCCATTTTTAAAGCCCGCATCATCTGGTCCTGTTCCTGTGTAAGGAATAAGTCCAGCTTCACTTTCTGAGACAACATTTCCAGTACTCAATCTTTGTCTAACTTCATAAACAAAAATATCTATATCGGCAGCTACAGCTGTTGTTGGGGTTAATGTTATGTAGTCTGATCCCGAACCGGAAGTTGTAATTGTATACTCAAAATTGCCACCAACAGAAGTGTTTTTAGCTTCTAAAAATTTAGGGGTTGCGCCACTATTATTATAACTGACTTTTCTATAAAAATCAGATATTTCAATACCTGGCCAACTAACTAACATTTTAAGTTCAGTTAAAGCCTCTAATGAATAACCTGTATAAGAATGTAAAAATTTATTATCGCTAAAACTTAAAGGGGTGGTATAAATTGTAAATCTATACTTATAGTAATCTTGGTTTAATGTTCCAGATAAGTTTCCATACCAAAGTTCAATAACATAACCATCTAAAACTTCGTCAATTCTAGTATTTGCTGTATTATTAATAATTCTAGGCAGGCTGAAATTAACTGTTGAAATGTCTTGAAGTTTTATACTAACATCAAGATTATCAACAAGTAATTCACCAAGAAAGTAACTGCCCGCATTTGCTGCGGTAACAGACACTGCCTCTGGTTGATATAAAAACACTCTATAATTATTATTTGCCATATTTAGTTAGTGTCATAAATGTACACTGGTGCCTCCCCTGAAACTTTTAATTTTACGCCTGTTGAGTAAGTTGTCCAGTTAGCTCCGCTATCTGAAGATTGTTGGACCGTAAGACTATTACTGCCGGCATCTAAAGATAAATCATCCTTATTCCATCTTGTATACACACCTGTTTGTGTAGATGTTATTGTTTTTAAAGTTGAACTAACTACTATAGCTTCAGTATTAGTCAATCCTTTAAATGTAACCGTTGAACCATTAGCGCCATTTCTTACTCTTATCCAGTTGGAAGTTGTAGCTACTGCTGTAATTTCTACTCTGGGATAAAAATTTATATCTCCAGTATTAGTAATTGATAAAGTATTTACTGCCGCACTTGATAAATCACCTGCAGTTATTGCATTATAACCATAAGGTCTATCTGCTCTTGCAGTTAAGGTAAGATACGCTATATATCCATTGTCTGATGATATTCTAGTAACTGTTATATTTGGCTCAACTAAATTAACATATCCATTAGCACTTGTAATATTAACTGTTATTGATGTTGATGTAGTTGCTGTTATGACTCCATAAAAATAATTAGAGCCTGTATTAACATATACTGTATTACCAATCATTAAATGATTATAGCTTCCTGCTGTAAAATTTAAAGTTTTACTACCGACATATGTTGGTCCCGCAATAACAATAGAAACAGGGGAGCCAGAAGATCCAATATATGTTGTTGGCTCTGAGTTTAATGTTAATATGCTATTATCCTCATCAATGGCAATTATTTTTTTATTATTTATAGTTGCGCTTCCACTAAAGATATGCTGATTGACTTCTATATTGTCTAAATTATCAACTACCAATTTATTTAAATCATAAAAAGTTATACTTCCAGATCCAGTATAAACTGTAGTTATATCTTTATCAACAGAAACAACACTATTAGCGACGTCATATATTTCATCTATAAATGTGTCTGATGGTACACCTGTTCCAACAACTAACATACCAACAGACAAGTTAGTAATATTAGCAAAAGATAATCTCTTATCATCTCTAAAAGTAAATGAGCCCGTTCTTGTTGATGCTGAGTTGGCTGATATTGTAATTTCCTGATCTTGTAAATTTATATTTGTTATTGTGCCCAAGAGTGTTGCGCTATAAACTACTTTTTGACCAATTCTTAAATTAGTAAAATTTGTAATTCCAGTAATTATATTTTCTCCGCTTAAAATACTACCCCCGGTTTTTACATAACTTTGAGTAGTTGCGCCAGTTTTTACATAATTTAAAGTATAAACTGAAGCATTTTCTTTTGGCGCTTCAATTGTACTTGTGCTTGCAACTTGAAATATATTTACATTCGCAGATTGTTGAACATAATTAATATCTGTTTCGCCATGAAATATAACTTTATAAGTTGGTGTTTTTGCCGTATAGGTTGTAGTTGCTAAATCATAATCACCAAATGTTAGTTCTTTATAAACAACAGGAGCAAAGAATTTTCTAGCAACTTGCTTTATTTGTGTTTTTGTCATAACTTCTGAAAAAGCAAAAGTGACTTCAAATTCTAATGGTTCGTCATCTATTTCATAAAAGTAAGGAATGTCTCTACCCGGGATTTTATCCTCTACAATACTGCGCGGACCACGAATACATTGCATGTAAAAATCATTATCAAGGGTTGCGTTGATAATTCTATAGCCGGAAGACATATCTTCATGATATGTCTGTCCGTCGAATCTAAATGCTTTATATTGTTGTCTCATTTATACCACCTACATCATAGGGCCAAGGAATTCTACGCCCATTTTTCCTGGACCAATTTTTATACCTTTGTGAGCCGCGTCTACATCTTCTTGAGTTATTTCAGTATTATCATCTAATGCAATAATTAAATTTTCTAAAGCTACAGTTAATCCAGGCAGTACTTCAACTAATTGCGCTGTATATTCTTCTATCGCTGCGGTCATAGTTTGTTGAGCCACTGCAATAGCTTCGTCTCTTTGAGCTTCTAGTTCTTTTTGAACTTCCTCTAGACCTTGTTGTTCAATCATCTTTCTTCTTTCTTCTTCAAGCTTTTTAAGGTCTTTTTGAGTTTCAGCAAATTGTCCAGCTGATGCGCCAGAAATTGAAAGTGCCGCAACTCTTCTTCTTACTTCAAAAATCTTTTCTTCTGCTTCGACTAATTTGTTTGTGTATTCAAGTGCAGCCCATCTTTCATTAAATGATGTTTTTGCCGCATCAATTTCTGATTTGGCCGCATCATCAATTGCTTTCTTTTGTTTATTAAAAGCTTCTGTTTGCATTTGAACGTATGTTGTTAATGTTGACATTGCCGCATCAATTGCCTGATTTGCTTGTGTTATATTAATATCAGGATTTATAACAAATACACCATCAACAAATGTTCCAAATTGTTCTAAATTTGCTAAATCAGCTTCAAGTTGTTTATCAATTTTTATTCTAGCTAATCTATCTAAACTATCAACCATTTCATTTAATGTATTCACAAATGGACTATCTTCAGCCGCACCTAAATCCAATAAAGATTGTTGTAGTTTCATTAAATCATTCATTTCTTTCATGTAGCCTGTAACTTGCTTCATTCTAAATTCGCGAAGCGTTTCAAAGCCTACAATATCTTCATAGTAGCTTGACATTAATTCAAGAGATGTAACTTGTTCTTTTGCAGCATCACTTAAATTGGCAAAGTCTGTCACACCTTCTCTTTGATAAATTAAGGCAATAGAAGCAGCTATTTCTGCTCTGGTTTCTCTTGCATTCTTTTCCATAACAGCACGAATACCTGCTTCAGATCCATTTAATATATCTGTTGCAGCTTCAAGACCATACTCAGTAACTATTTCACCAAAGTTACTAAAGTCACCTTTTGCAATTTGTTCTGAAAGACCCATTGCGTTTTTAGTTAAATCTGATTGGCTTTTCATTAAAGCGCCAACTTGTTCTATAGATAAAGTTTTAATTACTCCTGCTAATTCGTTTACTGCTTCCTTTATTTGTTCTGGAGTATAACCCATAGCAGCTAAATTTTCTCTAAAACTAGTAAATCCGGCTGTAATGTTTTCTGCACCGCCAGATGCGGCTAAAGCTATAGATTCTCTAACATCTGCTCTGTCTTCATTCATTTGGTCTTGTTGAGCAAAGAAAGCATCTCTTTCAGCTTGATTTCTAAAACCACTCGCCCCACCACCTGTGAAAGTTTGGTCCGCATATTGACTTATAAATTCATCTATTTGCGACATGTTTTGACCTTGAAGTTGTAAATTTACAATGACATCCATTTCAATACCTTTACCTAAAAGACCATCTAATATAACAGCGTCTGTATTTGATTGAGCAATAACAGCTAAAGCGGCTTTAAGTTCTTCTCCTTCAAACTGTGCTCTTGCATCTTCGATTTGTTCTTGATACTCTTCCACTGTTGCGTTAAGAACTTGTCTGGTTTGTTCAGCAATACTTAATCCTTTTTTAGGATCCATAATTTCATTAATTCTATCTTGAAGCTCTTGAGTTCCATCTGCATAAATTTGTGTTAATTTTTCAGAGAATTCTTCTAAACCTTCTTCATCAAAAGCCATATTGTCGTAGTTTGTTAAAGCTGTTATTTTATTTCCAAGTCCTCTTTGTTCAGCTACATAAGCATTTCTTTCCTCATTTGTATCAAATTCTTTTCCATCGCTTGTCCTATATCTTATTGTATAGAAAAGAGACATATCCATTTTCTTTAAAGAATCTGCTAATTGTTTTTTAATTTTAGTTTTACTTTCATCACTGATTGCATTTCCCATACCATCAATAAAAGCAACACCAGATTCATAACCTTGTTTACGTGCATGGTTGGCTATTGTTTCATTTTCAAAAGCTTTAACTCCATCTTTAGCTATTGCAGCAGCAAAATTTTTTGAAGCTTCTTGATTTAATTTTTCTCTTTCTTTTGCAGCATCGTCTAAGAATTTTTGATATTCTTCTTCATTAAAAACTGAAGCGCCAGTAAAATCAACTGTAGCAAAATCATAAGTTTTTGTTTCGCCGCCAATTGTTAATTCAGCGGTATTTAATTCTTCAGCAATTCTAGCCATTTCCTCAATATTTTCTGTAGTTTTATTAGTTACTTCTTGAAGTTCTTTAAATCTATCAGAAAGTTTTTTAATATTTTTTTCTTTATTTTCTAAATCATTAAGTTTTTTGCTGGTCTTTTCAATTTGTTCAGCAAAATATTGTGTGCCTTTACTAGCTTCCCATAATGCTAAACCAATTAAAGCACCAATAGCAACAATTGCTAAAGCCGCCGCAATAAATGGCAATAATGGTAATAGTGTAGCCCATATTGAAGCGGCTAAAATTTTAAAAGATAATGCTAAATTACTATTAGCAAAAGTTGCAGCTTTTGCACTACCTGCCTCACCTATATTTGCTGCAGTAACTCCAAAAGTTTGTACCATAGTTCTAAATTTCATGGTGTTAAGCCCTCGGTATGTTTTATCTGCTTTTTTATTTACTAAATTTAATACAGCTGTTGCAAGTGTTTGGCTAATAATAGCAGCAGTATTTGATAAAGATTTTGCTAACATGGTAGTAAGAGCAATACCTATTAATCCTAATATTGCTACTGTATGACCTGCTGGAGTATTTAAAAGTTTAAAAGCACCAGCTAATGTTTCAATAGCAAAAGTCATTACATTAATAATACCAATTATAATGTCAGACTCAGTTAAAGCCATAATAAAACCTTGCCATGAGTTTTGTAACTGATTCATCGCGGCTTCCATACCTTCCATATAGTCGATGTGTTGGAATTGTAATGCGCCTACTGATTCACTTGATAATTCAATTAACTCCTTAGTTCTTGCAAAGTCGTTAAAAATAGCAAGTAAACGTGGTTGTTGACGAGTACCCGCAAGAGATGTTGCAATATATGCTTGTTCAATACTTGTTAAGGTATCCCATTTATCACCAACATCAATTAAAACATCTTCAAGATTTCTAAATTGCCCGCTAACATTACGTAATGGAACATCAATAGACTCAAGAGCTTTTTCAACTCTGTTCAAAGACATTCCGTCTTCAGTTGCTTTACCAATATCTGTAACTTCACGCATACGCGCAAAGATTGTTTTAAAAGCTGTACCGATATTTTCTGGAGCTTCACGAGTAGTTTCTAACCCTTTAGCAAGAACACCCATCATAAAGTCAACACCAACGCCAGCTACTTTTGCAACTGGAGCGACCTTAGACATTGCTATTGCAAGTTCATTAAAGTCGGTTGCAGACGCTGCCGCAACAGCAGAAAATTTATCTGCAATATCAACAGCTTTATCAGCCGCAAGACCAAATCCATTAACCGCTGAGGTTAGATAATTAACCGCATCATTAGCACTAATGCCGGCAACTTTTGCAGCTTTAGCCGCAACTTCTGCAAGATCTAAGGCTTCTTTCATTGTACGACCTTGTTTTAAAAATTCTACAACAACGCCTGAAATTTCACCAACTGCTAATCCTGTCTTTTTTGCTAAATCTTGATATGTACTTAAAAGTTTCCAAGCTTCTTGTCTATTCATATCTGTAACAATAGCCGCGTCGGTCATAGCCTTATCAAGTTCTTTAACAACTTGAACAGATTCTCTCATTAATCTTTTTACAGCATTAATTGCAGTATAATAAAGACCTGCGGAAATTGCTTTTGAAGCAAAGCTTTTTGCCTCAGCATTATTCGCATTAGTGGATTCTTTAGTTCCTTCTATTTCTTTCTTCTTTTCGTCATTTCCAGCCTTTTGAGTTTTTCTAAGTTTTTCATAAACTTCTCTAAGCTGTGTAGACAATGCTAAAATATTTTGAATATTTGCAGGAGTTTGCGCATCTATAGCCGCACTTTCTTTTTTAATTTTTAAAATAAGAGCTTCTTCTTTAGCTTTTAATTTAGTAATTTCTCCTTTAATTTTATCTTCTTCTTTATTTAAATCCAACCTAGCTTTTTCAGCTTGTTTAAGATTTTTTACATAAGCTTTATAAAAATCAATAAGTTCTGTTCTTTTTGCAGAAGCACCCGGATCTTCTTTTTCTGCTTCTTTTAATTTTTTAAGATAGCCTTCAGCTTCGGACATACTGCCAAACATGACCCTACTTACGCCACCGCCAGTTTCTTCTCTTGTTTGTTTTTTAACAGCTTCTTCAGTGAGTCCTTTTCTTTGAGAAGTTATATCTTTTAATTGATTGGCTTTTTTATCTATTTCGCCACCAATAGTATCTAATTCAGCTTTAAAAGGTTCAAGAGCTTTATCATTAAGTTCTGAGCCCATTGCTTTTGCGGCTTGTTTTGCTACACTTTCTAGTGAGCGAACAAGTCCTGGAAGATTCAATGACTTAACATCTAGTTCCCCAGTTTGTAAAGCCTTAGCTAATTGATCCTTTACAATACCAAATTGCGCCTTGATGGTTTGTGCATCCAGCTCAAAACCCTTACCGAAGTCTACTCCTTCGATAAGTTTATTAAAACCGCCAACAATTTCGTCAAGTTTTTCTAACGAAAACTTTACGCCAATGTCAATTGCTGCCATCAAAATCACCTCGCCGATTTAAATTATTCGGCTTTATCTAGTAAATTATTTTTTGCTTGTAAAAATTCTTGTACAACTTTAGATAAAGACTCAGCACCATTCTTATTTAAGAATTCGGCTAAAGATTTATCTAATAACTTAACATATTTATTTGCGGTTCTGCCGATAGAATACATTTCATTTACATATTCTTTATATAAGTTATTGAAGTATTTAACTTCTTCTTTTTCTTGTAAAAGTTTATCTAAGATTAATATTGTTTTAAATAACCCTAGGCCCGCAACTAATATCTGCATATTGTCCGGATTGATTCCAAATAATCCTGGAAGTAACATAGCGTAATATCTATAGCGTTCTTCTAAAGGATTAAAGGTTTCAGACTCTCTTGTTTCAAAAATAAACTTAAATGAATTAACTAAATATTCGTTATTAACATCAATAATATCAAACCGACCTTCTAAATATGTTTCTAAGCCCTGAATATTTCTTACTTCGTAAAATTCAAATAATTCCTTTTGTGTAAACTCTTTCTTTTCAATTAACTGCATTGCTTCTTCTTTAGTCATAATTACCCTCCTTAGTAGTAAATTATACTAGCTTCACCATCTAGAATTTTAAAATTCATTTCTGGCGCGACAAGCATATCGTTTTTAAAATCTAAAACCGTTGCTATGTCTATTGATGCTCTAGGTATTTCTATAAACATAAACCTTGAAACACCGTTTATATTATTTTCTCCCGTTATTTCTATTTTGAAATATGGGGTTCTTATTTCTTTTAAACTAAATCCAACTAAACTTACATCTTGGAAATAGTAATATGCCGTGTAAGTTGTGCTATTGCCAAGACTGGTAATTCTTCCAGTATTATAATCAATAGTATATCCTGTTACAATTTGGTTGGAACTATTTTTAATAATAACTCCTTTTGCTTGAAATGGGATTCTAATTAAAAATACTACTCCAGTAGAATCTGTGGTTATAGACTCCTTAACAGGAACATATATATTTTGGTCAACGCTTTTTGAAGAAGCTATAAAATTAAAATGATTATAATCCAATGACTTTGGATCTATACTAATACTTTCTACAGCTATTGTATTAAAATTTAATATATTTACAGGACCTTTAGTAATATTTTTATTTTGATTTGAAAAATTTAAAGCAAAATAAGCATTTTCAAAATTAGCAATAACCTCACCTGCAGCATAACTTACGCCCATCAGGTTTACGGCATCTATTGCTTTAATAAAGATATTAACGTTACCTGCATTATCTATCTTATACATACTTCACCACCTTGGCCGCACTACGGCCTATACTATATATTATAGCACAATGCAAATAAAAACTCAATTTTTAACTCCAAATAAAAAGACCCACTCTTTCGAGCGGGCCTAGTAGCTTTAAACTATTTAATTAGTCTATAAAGCCTAAAGTCTTAACTTTAAGCAATTCGCCGTTGTGCGATAAAGCAACACCAGAGAAATCAAACACTGAAGGATCTCCTTCTGCGTCAAAGCTTAATGTGAAGTTTGCGTTAAGTTTGAACTTAGGAACTTCAACGACAAATGCAATTTTCTTACCTTTATCTGCATCTAAAACAACTGTTTCTCCAACGAAACGAACTGTTGGTGGGAAGTCAGAAGCTTTAAGAATCATTTCTCTAACAGCGGCTGGGTCACCATCGATGTCTTCGCCATCTGTTGTATATGATTTTTCATACCATAAGATATATTTATCTCCGGCAGCTGCGCCAGTTGTGTCTGCTGCGACAAGTGCATTTAAAGCAGCCATCGATTCAGCAGGAGCTACTCCAGGTGCTGGGTATTTGGTTCTATTACCATTTGCATTTATTACAATTGCAACAAATGAATTAGCTGTTAATGTTCCGGATGGTACTGGGATTGTATCAGCTGTTGCGATAACCCCTTCTTGTCTACGAAGAGCTTTGAAAGTGCCCGCAGTCATATTTCCACCGAATAAGTATTCGAGTGAGCCCATCGAAACTAATGCGTCTGTAATTTCAATATTTGCGGTACGACCAAAGTCGTATTGGAGTAAGAGTTCTGCTCCTTGTCCACCGCGGATTTCTTTTTGCTGACCTTCTGATGTAATATTAGACATCTTGAGTGTATCAAACGAGATTAATGGATTTCTTCCATCGACTTCGTAGAATGTAGCGTTGACGACTGTTACTATACCGAACTTTTCTTTAAAGTGTGTAAGTAATTGATCTGTTAATGCCATCAATAATCACCTCTTGTTATTTATTGAGCCAGTAGCTGTACGACTTTTGTTTGCTCATGCCGCTACTAAGAATCATTTGATTCAGCTTATGAGCGTCAACTTTGGAAACGAAACCAAAGTGCCAAATTAGCGAAAAATAAGTTTTATTTAATAAATCTTTCATGCTATAACCGAACTCATAAGAGACCGCGAGCATTATTTCTTCTATCGAATAACCTTTGCCATTTTTTGCGTTTTTGGATTTTGCTTTTTTTAATTTTACCTCAGCTTCTTTTTGAGCTTTTAAAATTTTACCAATAATGGGATCATTAAGCTCAGCCTCGGATTCTTGCTTTTCTTGAAAATCTTTTTGACCAAGAGAGGTTTGAATAATATCAGAGATATAATCCAACTCACTTGATAAAACTTTTTCTTTTTCTACAAATATTGCATTTTCAACTACTTCACTATTTTTTATGTATTTTAGAAAATATTTTCTTAATATTGTACCGTAATCTGTAAATCCCATAAAACCTTGTATAATTTTTCCAGTTGTAGATGTATCAAAGTTTACATTTAATTTTAACTCTTTAATTTTTTCAGTAGTTAAACTTATGACTGTAAGAAATATTTTTATATCTAATTCGCTAAATAAATCGTAGGTTGTTGGACATACAAATGTAATTGGTCTTCTATTATCTATGTTAAATTCTACCGGTATATTTTCAATTAGTGATAGTTTTTGTAAAGTTGTTTTAATACCTGATTGCTGTGCCATTTGCGACGCTCCAAGTTGTTAAGTAACCGATAGTTTTACCTTGGTCGATAGATGTTAATCTAGCGTCACTTATAGTGAACTTTTCTGCAAAAGCAAGTTTTTTATCCTCTAATAAATCTACTACCCTGTTTAATAGTTGTGTTATCCTCATTTTTGAGCTATCCAATAAATAGTAATCTTTATATACAAATATATCGATCCCTAAAGTCAGCGTGTGCTGAATGTCATCTTGGAAGTTTATATTGCCGCAATATAACACTATAAAGTTTGATTGTGAGGAGTTTTCAATACCATCATCATCTTGCACATAAGGGATAACAGATATTAGTCCGTCAGTTTGTGCTGTGGTTACACTAGTGTTTGAAGTTAGCGCGCTTGGTATTTGTAAGTATAATAGTTTTCTAATAATATCATCATTTATCAAAATATTTTTAATCTGATAAAGAGTTTGTTCTACGAGTTCTATTGTTTTCATACTATATCACAACCGTATAATTTGTGGTCACTATACTTCCACCAACATTTTTAGTATCTACTTGCAACGTAGTTGTGTTATAAGGCACAAGAAACGTTACCGATGTTAGTGTTCTACTTGTTATTGTTGCACCCGGATCAAGGAATATATAACCAAAGTTAGTTGTAACTGTCTTCGATTCACCTTGTCTTAATGTTGTATTATTGGTTGCGTTAATTGTTGCGGCTGGCGCTGTTACTGCAGTGCCAGTTTGAAGATTATCAAGCGTAGCATTATATGGAACTGCGTTAACAGATATATACATAATGCCTGCATTACTAAGACGGTCTAGTGCCACTATTTCAAATGCTTCCGTTCCTAATAAAAATCTTTTACCAACTGTAAGGCCGGTGTTGTTTTTTGTAACAACAACCGGCTTGTAATTTTCTACACCTAAACTCACATCGCCAGTAGACTCTTCTGTCATTGAGACAAACTTCTTTAAACTGCCAATGTAAGCTGCGTATTGACTTATGTTATCTACTTTAACCTGGAAGTTACATTCGATGATTTTGTATTTTTTAAATACTCCTAGAAACTTTGCAGGGAGTCTAAACTCCATGTAAATTAAATAGGTTTGTTCGTCATGTACTAAGTAATCTCCTACGACAAGATTATCTTCAATTTCAGCCGCATACTTGGTAAATAAAATTACCTCATCTACGCCTTCCTTGTGATCTCTTGTTAAAACGGCCTTGATATCTTCACTAATTCGACTGTGTGTTATTACTGTAGAAGAAGCGTGAGTTTCTATAAACTCCGCATTCAAATTGTTATCCGTGTTTTTTTCCGCGAGCGTACGGGCTCGGAAATTAGAGAACTTATTCGCCATAGATATCCTTCACTGCCGGGAGCCCTTCGGCTACACGGTAGTAGTCGTATTGGGCGCGTTCGGCTTCTTTCTTAGCCAACTCATATCGATCTTGCAACGCCTTTACTAGATTTCCCCGGGAGTGTAATCTTACATCCTTATCATAGTAAGTGTTTTCAAAATTTGATTCGTTGTCTAGTTGTTGTTCGATCCACGCTTTCTTGACCAGTGCAAGGATGACGTTTATTTCTCTCTGTGTTAACGTATTGACAAATTGATATTCGACTGTGCTATTCGCATCAGCGATTACTGCATAAGTAAGGGCAATTTTAGGAAAGCGAAACTCACCAACGGCGCGGATAATCATGTCATTAAGCATTACCTCAATTTCATAATCTTCCATTGCCGCAAGCGTTGAACTCTTAAGTGTGTTTAGCACTTGTTGATGAATTACACTAAATCCTGTTGCCATTATTCAACACCTTCTTGTAATGAAATACCTAAGCCTCCTTCGATAATTTCAATAGTTTTTTGTTTAAGATTTGCTACTTCTTCACGTGCGATTGTGACTAGATATTGCTTCTGCGCTTTCGAGCCTTTTGCAATAATGTCGTTGACAACTTTCATCTTACCCGTTTTTAAAGCGTCTCGAATTTCAGCGTCACTATACATAATTGCAGGTTGCTTTTCAGGAGCTTTTCCCCCATCTGTTCCCAGATAGAGACCTTGCTCAGCAGCAGCCGCAAATACTTTCTCCTTGTCATGTTGAGGCATCGTGAACATTCCGTTTTTATATGCCATTAATGTTTCAGGAATTAGGAACATGCCTAATACTAAATTCATTGGGACTAAGCGGAATTCTACGTTGTGGTCAATTGCCACCCTTAATTTGTTTTGATAGTTTTGAAAATCGTGGAACTGTAATACTAATGTACCAGGAACACGTTTTTCGATTTTGATTAAATCATTTGCCATTTTAACTCTCCTTCTGCCGTTCAGGCAGCTTAGAGGGGATGGCTAAATCCCCTCAATTTTTTAAACTAATTAGCTATTTCCGTCAGATCCGCCAGTCCATGAGCCCATGATATCCGTTAAGGTTTCATAAGAGCAGATGTGGTTCTTAAAAAGAACCGTGACTGCGAAGATGCGATGGTTGTGATATTCATATCCGCCTGCAGGTTGTTTGATTTCTTCTAAGTGCGATTCGCCTTGGAATGCAACTTTGACAGGTCTAACACCAGCTGGAACGATGAATAATCTGTTTTCTGCGAATAACCAGTCAATTGCACCAGTTGCAGGATGGCTGATAATGTAGTTTGGCAATTCAACTAATGGTACTCCTTTATAGAGTCCAATGTATCCTTGTCTACGGATATCGTCCATATCTGCTGGGTTTGCATAACCGGTGATTGCACCAGGAACGTTAGCAAGCAATCTTAATTGTGCTGGGAAACCAAGAATAACTGGGTTACCATACGAACGTGTGATTGCGATTAAGCGGTCTAAGTATTCGTTAACGATTTCGTTACCGACACCAGCCGTAACTTGGTTAGCATTAGGAGCCGCATTTGCAGCTGTGCTTAATGCCAAGAAAACTTTTTCATAGATTTTTTCCATCCAAGCGTCAGCGATAACGGTGACTAATTCTTGAACGGTACGTTGACCAGTTAACAATTCTTCTAAGGTAATTGCATATCCAACTGTGTGGATTTCTGGAGTAACGTTGATTGTGTATCCGTCTAAACGGAATGCTTTATAAATTCCACCACGTGCGCCTTGCTTTAATGCACGGTACATGCGACGACGGCTTTCTTCCGCCATAGGAATCTTATACATGATTGATGCGTTACGTGGGAAGGTTTGGACTTCAGCAAAGTCGCCTGTACGGTCTTGGACCATCATTGGGACTACTTCGTCAATAACTTCTTCGATAACTGCGAAGACTGCTTCTTTTTGCGAACGAATGTCGCGGAAGGATGCGTCTTTAAATCCGAAGTGTTCAACTAATGCGTTTGTCGCAGCAGATTGAACATCGCCAGCTGAGAAATTTGCGATTGCTTTATTTCTTGCGGCAGCAACTAATAATTGCTTTAATTCTACTTTATTCATTATTGTTCACCTCTTAGTCTGCTACAAACAATACGTTCAAGGAAATTACTGTGAATTCCATTGCAGCGGTTACACCGTCTGGTAAAGTTGTAGTGGCAACAGCAAATAAAGGTCCTCTATATGCTGTAGTTGGTAGTACGTTGGAAGTTGAAAGTTTTCCGTTTCCGTTAATTGTTGCGTATGCGCCGTTTGCTTGTGTGCCAGCACCGACAACATAGTTATCTGTGACAAATGCGTCACCGATATTAAGTGCTAATGCACGTGGGTAGCAAACGTTATCTGCATCAAATACTTCTGCGAAGTACTTAAGGTCAGTATATGGTCCAGTCATTAATTCTTCATTGAAGATAATGAATGGTTGTAATTGTGGTTTTACATCCGCTGCGTTTGTAATTGCTGTTGAACCGTCTGTGGTTCCTACTTTGTTTAATGTTGCTAATTTGCCGTCTACATCTAAGAAAACGATTTCACCGTTTTGAATGTAAGTTTGTGAACCATCTAAGAACTTATTCTTAGGTAGTACAGCTTGGGCCAACATGTGTCCGTTACGGAGTGCAACGATGTTGTTAACTTCCAATACTTTAAACGTAGTGGAGTCAAACAAGTTTTGTCTTAATGCCATCTAAGGTCACCTCTTATTTACCCTTGTAGCGTTCGACTAGCTTTGCTAGACCGTCGCTATTTAAGGTTTGTTGTAGTTTCGGTGCAGTACGAATTCCGTACGTGCCCGCTACATTAGTATTTTGATTTTGTTTCAGTACTTTTTGCATTGCAATTTTTGCTAATTCAGCTTCAAGGTTTTCAAGAGTAAACTCATCAACCTTTGAGCTAAATAATGATTTTTCATCTTTATTTAAATATTCGGAATACTTTTCAATAACTCCTAGTTTCTTTTCTTTTCTGAAGCCTGCGAGTTCTTTTCGATCATTTTCAATTTCGACTCGTTGACTTTCAGTAATAAAGATCCCTTCTTGCTTCTTTTCGTCATGCTTTACCTCAGCTTCCGGCACCTTTGTTTCTACAATAGGTTTCGCAGGCTTTGCTTCGACCACAGGGGCCGCAACTTCTGCCTTCGCAACTACTTCTGGTGCTGGGGTAACTACTGGCTTAACTTCTTCTTTAGGAGCTTCAGGAGCTTTAACTTCTGCCGCAGTGGCTTGGGCAATTACTTCAGGTTTAACTTCAGTTTTTACTTCAACTTTTGCTTCAGGTTTAACTTCTTTAACTTCTACTTTGTCGGCTTTAGCCGCAGTAGCTTGAGCCATATCTTGCTGCATTTCTTCTTGATTCTTTTGAATCTCTGCATCAAGCTCTGCTCTTTCTTCGGGAGTTTCTGGGAAGACCATATTGATTTCTTGTTCCGTCAAGAATCTAGGTTTAACCCACATTTTATCTCCCATTTCGATTTTATCGTCGCCAGTCATATAAAACTTTGCGCGATAATACATTCCATCAGCCATATCCATGAATACGATCATGTCGTCAACTGAAGACCATTGGACTACGAATATATTTTGACCAAACTTACCATAAGCGGCCTCCATAATTCCTTTTGCCATTTCATCTTCTGTGACGCGCATAAATTTTTGTAATTCACTAATTGTTTCGGCTGGGAGTTTTATTTCTTTTTTATTCACTTCCTCACCTCCGATTTTTTTATCGGTGCTAGATAAGAAGACAGAGTATTTCTCTTTGACTTCTTCAACACACTTGCCTAATTCGCATGTTTTAATACCTTTATCTGTAAAGAATGCTGAGCCTTCGAAGGCTGGCGTTTGGTTGTCACCCAATACACTCAATCCAACAAACTTTGCTTCCTGCAACTCAATGTGCTGCATTTGGCCGTCTGGGTTTCTTTTAACAGAGTATTTCATACTACCTGAGTCAAGTTCTAACGAATGTTTTTTACCAATAATCTTCTGCGCAACTTTTCCTATATTGTCTCCTCTACCAGTAAACAGAACTAATTCTGTTACCGCCCACTTCGAGCCGTCTGGGTCTATTTCAAATCCAAACTTCGCGTTTTCGGGAACATAACCATAAATAAATTGAGTATGATTATGACCTACAAAATCTTCTTTTTCTGTATCCCAGTAACCGACAACCGGTGTTTGGGGCAGAGAGCCTAAGAGTCTGTTAGAGAATTCCTCTGTGAATAGTCGTCTATCCTTAGTAAGTCCTTGGTAGAACACTCGTAATTTTACGTGAGTAACCAAGTCATTCTTATAGGTCAGATTGAAATTGCTATTCGGAATTTCTAGCACTTGCGCAGGAACATTAGCGGGAACTAAAAGTTCTTCTTTATTGTCCATTCAATCTTCACCTCTTTCCAATTATTCCGCATTTTCATCTTGAACATCATCGCTTTCTTCCGTGTCCACTTCCTCTTCCACTAATGGTTCAGAATTGTCTGGCTGCTCTTGATCGGTTTGCTGATTACCGGACATCGTATGAGATGATTGCAGTGGCTTTAACATAGAATCTAAATTGATCATTTGTTCAAGTTTCGCTCTATCTTGTAAGCTGCGTTGCTTAACACCAGTGGCTACGACTGCTTCTAACTTACCAATACCTACAGTAGCGCTTTCGCGATACAATCTAACGGAGTCATCTTCCTCCACAAAAGTAATTGGTAGTATATTAACTTCAGCTTGGAAGGGCTTGAAGTTATATAATTGATTTAATACTAAATTAATAAAGTTGTTCATTTGCACTACGAATTTCCATATGTAAGCTTTATCGGTTCTATTGTTTTGTTTTAATGACATATCACTAGATCCGGTAAAGATGTTTGCATTTAAGCCCGCACTTCTAAATATTGCATCGTATGATTGGTCAAGCGCTTTGTTTTGGACGGTAGTTTCTTCTTGAAGTTTCAAGAGTTGAGTATCTCCAAATGTTGTAATAGTGCTTAAGCCTTCATGTTCGTCTGTAATTCTAGAAATCGCTTTGTGAATTTCCCGCACTTCATCTAGGTCGAATATTAATTCGCCAGAGTTTGTAATCGGAATTCTATGAGTAAGTATTTTTTGTAATTGATTTACGGTCTTTTCAGTTTCCGCATCTCTTACACGGTCATATTCGAATATACCTTCCATTGACCAAATTAGCGGAGGTATTTCTTTTTCATTAGCCGCAATAGATGTTGAGTAACGTGGGTCTAGTTCTAACCAACCTTGGTCTTTACTAATTCCCATTGTTTCTCGCCGCACCCAGTGAGCTTCCCATTTTTCACGAAACTCAGGAGGGAATAATGCAAGAGCTTGTTCTTTGTCTTCAAGAAGTTGATACAGTTCAAAGTATCTAAAGTCAAATTCGATTACGTTTGTGCCCAGTGTTGTTTTGAAAACTGTGCGGCAGTAATCGTGTGGTAGAATAATAAGTGATATTGTTTTAGTAGAGTTATCTTTATAAGAAGTTAAGTAAACCGAACCATTTATTAATAACTCTTCTAATGCTTCTGGAATAATTTGTTCTAAACTCATTCCTTCACTTACTTCTAACATTCTGTTATATTCTTCCATGTAAATTTGGTCCGCAACTGGAATGTCTTTTCTTAATTGAACTGGCATAACAGTATAACGGATATAGAACATGTTAGCATAATAACTAACTAACTTTGCATAGTTTGCGTCGATGTTATGTAGTTGTCGCGATATTTTGGAAATTTCTTTTGGAGCATTCCAACTTCTGCGTAATTCTGCTTGTAACTCATCACGTCTATCTAATTGGTCATTTATTCTGAAAGGCATGGCTTTTTGACCATATCTGTTATTTACAGCTGTGTCATCGCCATAGATGTTATTAATTTTTTTTCTAAAAGTTTTGAACTGACTTACATCGGAGTCAAAGCCTTCTGGAAGTTCAATATTTATTTTCTTGGCCATCTAGCTCACCCCATTATGAAGTCTGACATCTTCATTGTTTTCTTTCTTCTGCGCGCATAGTAGTCGAGTTCTAAATATTGATTTACTGAGAACACTCCATAACTAATTGCCGAGAAAAAGTCTTTCTGGATTCTTTGGTCTCTTCTTTTTATTTTTATGTTATTTGGATTTGCGGCGTCAACATTATCTATAATGTCAAGGTTACGCATTTCTTCTTCTAGTTTGTCCATCACGAAGTAGGGCCGCAATATTTTCTTTTTGACTGGACTGCTTGCTCCAGCGAATGATTTAAAGTCTTGCAACTTGTCAATCGCTTCGTTACTCTTAATCAAGAAACGAATATTTCCGGATCCAATCTTTGAGAAGAATACTTTGTTAACGTGGCCCGCAACATCGCCTGATGCTTTGAGCTCGTAACATATTGTCATTTCTCGCGATACTTTGCGCAAATCCCTTTCAGAATTGTCTGGTGGATTTATTATACCATATGCTGGTAGTATTTGTCCAGTTTTAGAGTCTGGTTGTTCTTTGTTAATCCAGTCTCTTAATGCCGCACCGATACCGTTCGCGTCATATACGAATAATCGTGCATTGAAGTTTGCAATCGTTCTTTTAATAATCGAAGCAACATCTTCATAGTTTGTACTTTGTATTTCAAATAGGTTTACTACTTTAAATAAGAATGAAAATTCTTTTGGTTGCACTTTCATAACTACGACTGCAGTGTTTGCACTACCGTCTTTCGCCATATCTGCGCTAATAACGTAGAATTCCTCTTCTTCTAATTTTTCTGATGCTCTGGTTTCAGCCCGCACAATTTTGCGCAAGTCTTGAATCCTGTTAGCAGTGAAGGCCGCACCTACTGGTGAGCCACTCCATTTAGAACGATATTCTCGGTCAATAGAGTCTTCTTGGAACGAGGGAGAAGATAAAACTTCAACCATCGCTTGCTGATCTAGCAATCCAACCATCAGCGGTATATAGTAAGAGCCACCTAGAACAATATATTTATCCGGATCAATTACCGTATAACAAATTGTTTCTATCAGCTTCTCGTATGCAAACGTCCCCTGATACCCTGCGGTAGTAACATAAATCTTACTTCCGTGAGGCTCATGGGGGTTTATTTCACCATGGCTGGTAATTCGCTGTTTGTTCATCAACGGAATAATATGTTCGTTGATTTCAATTGGATCGTGTTCGATGACTTCCTCAAAAATGCCGGAATGTCTGCGCGCTCCTCTAATACTGGAGCCTGACCCAACTACGTCGAATGTTCCACCATGAGTAAAGTTAAACTCCGCATAATCTTTTCCTTGAAGATATGGTTCTTGCAATTTTCCCGCAACGCGGAATTTTTGCATTTCATTTTCAAGTAAAGGAAACTTAACCCAAAGGTCTTGAACTACTTTTTCTTTAGCAATTTGTGCTGCTTGTATTTTTGTACCACTAACTATAAATGCTTTGTGATGAGGTACTAACATCGCAAATATGTAACGAGATAAGAACGCAAGGAATGATTTCGAGAATGAACGAGTAAACGTCATAAACGATTGTCTGTGCCTTGACATCGACCGCAACACTACTCGTTGCACAAAGTACAACTGGAATGCTGAATCGCGTGGAGTCATAATATCCACTAGCTTATCAGGATATGCTAAGAAAAAGTTTATCGCTTTTCCGTAGCCTTGTAAATTTTTTAAAACTCTTTCTTTGGTTAACATCTTGTCGCTTACGCTATCCGTTTCATTTAAGAACTTCAAGTAGTCTGCTAACTCGGTAGGAATTTGATCGACTTCGTTAAAAGTCTTCTTTTTCATACTCATTGGTGTCTTCCTCTAAAATCTCTTCTTCTTCTAATTCAGAGTCAATCTCTTCATTATATTCTTGTTTGGCTTTTGCCATAATTTCTTCAAGTGGTATTAATTTTTCAGCCGCAAGGTTTGCTTTTTCTTGCTTACCTTCGCTATATTTTTTGTTAATCATTTCTAAGGTTTGTTCAAGCCCAGTCGATTCGAGTACTAGAGTTCTTAAATGCTCTTTCATGTCTCGAATGGTCTTGTCTACGATGTCCCTGTCTTGATTGTCATAGAAGGTAAATTCAAATTTATTATCTTCTAAGAATTGAGCCAGGTCCGCAACAGTTCGTATGACTTCAGTTTGTGCACTTTCGATCATTTCATCGATTTTAGCCGTAGCGACAAACTGTTGATACGCAGAAGTTAAATTTCTAATGTTTTCCATATCGCCTTCGAGCATCGCTTTGTCTAATAATAAACTAGCTTTGCAGGCTTTTTTAATCGCATCTATTTGCATTGGGTTGTTTATATCAAACGCGCCAACAGTAGTTGAGAATAGGTTTTCAAGCTGTATGAGTTCTTCAAACGTGAAGTTTGTTCCCCATTTAATACGGCCTCGGTCTAAGAACGCATCTTTGATATACGAAATTCTTTCCAGAAGTTGAGCATGAGTTAAGGATTTCTCCCATTCTTTGTTCACTCTTTTCCAGACATCTTTTGTATTACTAATGTATTCTTTTGTTTCTAATGTATCTAAATAAAACGCTTGATAGTTTTGTATAATATTTTTTTCATCTTGCTTAATCGACTTTATCCACATGTTCGGTTCGAACGGAATATTGTAGGTTCTGCATAAGAAATCGGCTTGTTCTAAATTCTTCAGATCGAAGTTTGCCTCGATGCATTTTGGACATGCACTAGGGACTATAGGATTGTTTGAAGGAATTAGGGTGGTATTTGTACCGCAGACGCCGCATCTTCCTGTTTTTAGAGGCATTTAAACCCTCCCTTATAGGCATTTTTTCACCTATACACTGTCATTATATCACAGTCAATCACTATAATCAAATTTAGGCTTTTTTAAGCTTAAATCTTTAATTTTTAATTGGTGGTATCTTCGTCGCACTTCGTGCTGTAAAAAATTGACAATAGGAAGTAATAATGATAAAATATATATAACAAATAAAAGTAGCGAAATTATGCAAGTTCATTGCAATTTCCACTGATTAAAGGAGAGTGGTATTTATGGCATTTATAGAAACAAGTTTACCGCCAATGAAAGTTTTTGTACGAGATGGTTTTTTTTATGACAAGCCTGATGAACCGGAATATAAAGGCAAGTATACAAAAGCTATTTTAATTTCTGTTCGCTGTAATGAGGGATCGGCTGCATTATTTCAAGTATTAACCGAATATGGCATGATGAGAGATAAACTACCTATTTCTGCTTTTGCTTGGAAAATTCCTGAAGATGAATCAGTTTGGGAAACTTATCCATTTCATAGTTTACAACTATGGGATTGTTTTAGTAAAGTTTTTAGTTTAGTAACTTTAAACTATGTATACAATGCTAGTGTTGATGTGCGGATGAAAAATCGAACAACCCTGGAAGGAACTTATCTTTTTACTATTCAGTGGGGAGCTAATGAGAATACAAGTATGGATATGACACTGTCAGAAGATCCACAAGAACACAAGTCGCATCATTTCATTATGTTAGAAACGGGTCAGTTTGCACTACAACCCAATAATAGAATTTTACGTTGGTACGAACCAAGTTTTGTTACTAAAACTTATGAAGGCAAACCTTGGAAAATAAACACGCAAGAATATAGTTGTGAACAAGAACACGCTTGGGTTACAGAAGATACTGATGATTTTCTTTATGAAGCTGATGTTATAGTTTCAGAAAACAAGAAAAAATAACTAGAGGTGATAACTATGCAAGAGACTTGTAAATGTGGACAAAACAAAATAAGAACAGAAACAGATGGTAAGTTTGCTTATCAGATTTGTGACAACTGCAAAGATATTATAAATATTATTTACCTTAGCTCTATAGACGTTTACGTCGATAAGGATGAGCAAGAAATCAATGAACTTGATGAGGAGTTGTTAGGATTATGATAGAATTTTTTAGATACCTATTGGGACTTGGAATTATTATTGGACTTGTAATTTTTTATGCATGGCTTAAAACTTTTGCGGAATTTAAAGAAGCAAAAGAAAAGTTAGTTAAGGCTGATCTCGCTGAGTTTGGTCAATGTTGCGGCCTAGAAAACGGTGTTTGCACTCTTCCAGCTCGTCTAGACAAATTAAATGCGGCAAAAAAAGACAAATAACCTTTTGAAAAATTTATTCAATCCATTTGCATGTGCAAATTGATTTTCGCGATGGAAACGCTGCTTTTCAGCTCGAATACCCCCCACCAGCACGTACTTTTTTGGGTGTCACCCCTATAATGCGATAGGTATCGCGTTTTTCACGGGTAAATAATGCGATAACTCAATTGTTAAGATTGTGTTAAGATTTTTAGGGGTAAAAAAGTTCGATGGCATCGCACTTATTTGACCTAGTTTTTTATACCAATTTGCTTTTGTTGTTTGGTTATGGTATTATATAAGTGTAAGAAAGAGAGATAAAAAAATATGAGAAAATTAAATAACTTACAAAAAGAAATGATTGCTAAAAACTTCAAACTTGGAAACTTGATTATCAAGTATGTAGAAAAGATTGGAAATGAAAAGACTGATTTACAAGATGATATTATGTTAGCACAAGACATGATTAAAGAAAGACAATAAGTTAATTAGTAATTAAGTCCGATAGCATCGGACTTTTTTTATTAAAAGAAAATGGTACACAGTTCCGGGTGTATCGGTGCCGTGGGTCCATTGGTTCTTAAGAAAAAAGTAATGAACAAAAAATTGCAACCATGTCTTAACTCTTGCAGCAGGACGGCGTTAGTAGATTTCTAGTAGTAACTCTAACCCTGTCGCAACTTAAGTAGTGGGTCGCAAGACTTGAGACGGGCTTACGATTTTTAAATTGTAAGCGCTTACAAACAAATTTTCGTAAGCCTGTCCTAACTATTGTTAGGCACTAGGTCCCAACTTGAGACGGGCTTACGATTTTTAAATTGTAAGCGCTTACAAACAAATTTTCGTAAGCCTGTCCTAACTATTGTTAGGCACTAGGTCCCAACTTGAGACGGGCTTACGATTTTTAAATTGTAAGCG